ATGAATTGCTATGATGAAATATTCAATACAATCAAAGAATTGATAGAAAACAAAGAGATATCGAGTTATCAAATTAATAAAGATACTGGGATAAGTTACGGTAATATTAATGCTATGCGCCGTAGAGAAAGAAGAATAGAAAATTTAAGCTTAAAGAATGCAAAGATCTTATATGAATATGCGAAAAAGGTATTGTAATATAAGCATTGAGTTCAATAGGCATACAATAACTGCCCAAACTAGTGACTGAGTGGGTGCTTTTATAGTATTAAAAGTTTTCTAAAAGTGAAAGAAATCATGTTTAGTGATTTACTTATGTTTTTCAAAATAGTATAATAATTTTATATAATATATAGAGCTTCAGTATACCTTTTGAGTATATATGGAGTTCTTTCTTTTTATACAAGATGTATATGTATAAATGGAAATATTTAATACATTACATAAAAACCTTTAGGTGCACTTAGAGGGATGTTAATCATAAAAAAAGAGATTTTGAAAAATATAGGCTATTATACTTTAGAATTACAAATTATAAATCTTGCCAGTGGATATGGGAGTTCAACATGTCACTTACCCCAATTTGTGGAATGTTAAATAACTATAAAGAGGAAAGGAGAAAAAATGATAAGAATGGTTAAAGAAAAAGAACGAATAGCAAAATTAAATTTCGAATAGCTGTGACGAGCTTAATAATTCAAGTACTTAATTTTATCAAATCGTTCTTTTAAAAAGGTAAAGGGCAAAAGACCTTTACCACATTAAATAGGGAGGTGGTATTTATGACAAGAGAATTAAGGAAAAAATTAACTCTCTATCTTAACATTGCAACTTTAATATTATTTATTATTAATTTAACTAGAAAAAAATAAATTATTCTTTCATTTTGACAAAAATTATGAACCAGTTTAAAGAAATTTATAATACAATAGAAAAATTACTAAATGATAAATCAATATCTAATTATAGAATTAATCAAGACACTGATGTTTCTTATGGTGGTATAAGTGAATTAAGAAGCGGGAAAAGAAAAGTGAATAATTTAACTTTAGAAACAGCGGAAAAACTCTATAATTACCAAAAACAATTAGAAATAATGATTGAAGATTAAAATAAGGCCATATTTTTGAAATATCATGGAGTGAGCCTTTTAAGTCATCTAATTTTAAAGTATATTAAATATGGATAACTTAATGTGAATATAAATAAAAAATTATCAAATAATATAATATAGAATAGATGGAGACAAGAAATTTTATCAATATATAAAAAAACGCCAATACTATTAGGTATTAGTTTATGAATTAACTAGTTTGGCAACTAGAAAAAAACAATGTATTGCTAAACGTAGTTACTGCATTAGGATTATTATAATTATAAATAGAAAGAGAGTGTGATTAATAATGAATGAGATTGAAACTATTATAAGTGAAATAGAAAAGTTATTAACTAACAATACACCATATAGTATTTCAAAAAACTCAGGTGTACCACGTCAAACAGTTACTGATTTAAAGGTAGGTAAAACTAAAATAAAAGAAGCTAAATTTAAAACGATAATCAAGTTATATGAATATCAAAGAACATTAGAAAATAAAACAGAATGTTAACAAAAATATTTTGTTAGGTTAGGTGGACAAGAAATTAAATTTCTAATGATTTCATGGTTGTCTGTCCACGTTTTGTCCACCTCAATAAGATAATCTCTTAGTTTTAGAAATTGTACATGGTTAAATAATCAAAAATGCATATTATGAAATTATCATTGCCATTAAATCTTGAATGATCTTTAAGCGATGATATAAAAGGCTGAACACAGTAAATAAGTTAACTTTAATGCAGTATTCTATACTATACATATTTTGTAATAATGTTTATGCACATAATTTTTCATTGACAATTTTTTATATTAAATTGTGTAATTGGCATATATGATGATTTGTGATAATTATATTGTAATATAGCATTTGGTTTTATGATTCTAAAATTAATAGATTTGAAAAGTATACTTTATTTCACGAAAGTTTTTGGTACATTTATTTGAAAATGTTTTTATTACAAAGTTACATGGCTAAATGTTTCTTAACAAAATTAATTTTTCGAGTGTAAAGAATCGTGTGGTAAACATAATTTATATAGATTATAAGGAGGTGAAAATGGTCGAGGAAGTTAAAACGATAAAATAGTTTGAATGTTTTGATTTCAATTCTGGTAGGACTATTGAATTTGCAATCTAATAAGAATGTGAGGTTTGATTTAATATGAAGTCATATTCTTTGAATAAAATATTACTTTCTCACCATTAGTAAAATGAAGATGACTATTAAAGTGCGAAAAACAAATAAAAAAGAGAAAATAGAATTTTTAATAGGGACGTTTATAATTATTTTAGTAATATTAGGGTTCAAAATTATGAAATAAATGTATAGTATTTGAGAAGTCTATATGACTCCGGAAAAATTAAATTCTAAAGATATCTCAATATCTCAAATTTAATAGACTACTGGAGTTAGTAGTTTGAATATTGAAAGACACTAATCTAATAAAAATACATAAAAGGTTAAACTTTAGAAGTGGCTGTAAACTTCAATGAATACTAAACATTGAAGTTTTGTAAAAGGCGTAAGGTATACAAGACAAATCGTTTATCTTTGACAAAGTAATTGATGATGAAAAGTCGTTAATATGTAGAAACAAAAATTGAAAATATAAAATTTAACTATTATGAAGTGATGATAGCCATTAATGAATAGAAAAATAATAAAATCATTTATAGATAAAAAATACGTTAAGTTCACAGAATTTCGAAAAAAAGCAGAAAACATTGTACAGATATGGAGATGAAAAAATGTCAGAATACAAGAAAAAAATAATTGAATTAATTGAAAGTAATTTAACAGGATATGAAATTTCTAAAAAAACTGGAGTTTCTCAATACGTACTTTCACAATTAAGACAGGGCAAACGCGAAGTAGATAATCTAACCCTGAATACAACAGAAAAATTATATGAATATGCCAATAAAGTTTTGTAATTTAACTAATGTATAAATTAATCAAGCTATGTTTATTTGATTTAACTATTAATAAAAATCATATGGTGAATGGATATTATAATAATTAAAATACAAAAATAGTAGATTCCAATTTGTGAAAAAGGAGTATGTCGTTTCATTTAGAATTTATTGCACGAAATTAGCATCGAATAAGGGAAAATAAGTGTTAAGTTTTAAATGATAAAAAAGATTGGAATGGATCGTCTTGAAATGCTCCCTTCAAAGTTTTCATTTTTTCAATGTCGACTTCGAAGGGGGCATTTTCATTAAATTGTTATAGCTTTTTATATTTGTATAATGAACATATAAGTTTAAGAAGGTGCGAGTGAAGGAAATAAAAAAGCTCAAATGTACCAAATTGTTAATCTTAATAAATCTCTACTTTATAAAGATTGAATGGACATTCGAGCGTTAATCAGTCAGGAGGGACTTTCCCTCCTACAATTTAATAATAATACTTGCTTCACCACTATACAAGGAGTGAGTTGTTATGTTCAAAGTGAATTATTCGATTTTAAGTTATTATCCAGAATATAATATCGCAGTAAGTTGGCAACGTTTAAGAGAAGGAAAAACAATAAAAAACAAGATTTAATACTGCTGCGTCATGAGGCGCTTGAACATTATTTGATGAATAAGTATAATTTCAACTATGATTATGCACATAAAATTGTATCAAAAAAATACGATTATTCAATTTTTATAAAAAAGAAGGTGGATTAAATGCTTACATTAATAAAATTGAAAGAAGATGAACAGGTTATAATATATGAATATATACCTGAAGATGATATAAGTAACGGTAAAGGTTCAGTAACTTTTAATAAAAAAGATGCAGAGGTTATAGATTTCTCATTATCTGAAATAGAAAATGAAGAATATTTTATGTTATATCGTAATAAGTCTTTTTCTGTAGTAAGAGACTTTATCGAGAAGCAAGAATTTCCCGAAAATTATAAAATAGCATGGTATTAAAGCATCCTTTCTACACAGATAAAGAGAAAGCGATGCTATTTTTATATGCTTTTTTCATTATTCGTTGAAAAAGAAGAGTCACAAAAGTTAACATATTTAAAAGAACTTGGTGAAGATGGCGAATATAAATATGTTGCCAAAATAGATAGTAAAACATCTAAATTATGTCATTCACTCAACGGAAAAATATTTAAAGTTAAAGATATGATACCAGGTGTGAATGCGCCACCTATGCATCCTTGGTGTAGAAGTACCACAGTGCCACATGTCGGCAATTGGCGAGACAAGTTCTTTAAAGAGCGTGAAGGTAAATATCAAGTAGAAGGTTGTTTTATTGAATCAGGTGCACTTAATAATAAAAGTGATGAATACGGTATCAAAAGGAACAGACATGCTCAAATTTATTATAATTCAGTTAGAAATCGAGATAAACAGATAGAGATTTCTAAAATTGCTAAAAATACTAATATAAATAAAAATTTAATTCAAAGAGTTTATGAACATATATTTGAAAATAAGTATTTATTAGAAAGTGGATTTAAACAATTTGATCCTGACTTTTATATGGCTCAAAGTTGGAACGTTTAAGAGAAGGGAAAAATATTAAAAAAATGGATATAATAATGTAGAAACATGAAGCTCTTGAACACTATCTAATGAATAAGTATAATTTACACTATATAGAGGCACATAAACTTACAGAAATAAAATATAATTATAGTATTTTAATTAATTAGAGGTGGAAATGATTGCTAATATTAAAAATAAAAGAAATTAATGATAAAAGTGTTACATATAAATATTTTCCTAATAATGATGAAAATATTAAGCCTGGTATTATTCAAATGGATATAGATAGTCTTGAAGTTATCAATGCTGAAAAATCTAGTTTAGAAAAAAATACAAGAGATAATTATTTTATTCATGCCATAGACAGAATATACATAAATACTAGTAAAGGGCTATTTCCTGAATCTGAACTCGTAGCATGGGGATAAAGAAAGTTTACTTTAAAAATTTTAACCTTCAAATGTGAAGGTTATTTTTTATTGTCCAAAACGTGCTGATGACATTTTAAAAGCAAGTATGGAATATCAGTCGACAGACTATAAACGGAGGTATATCTCATGGAAAACAATGATAGCAATGAAGTAGCTTATTTGTTAAAAGATGGTAAATTTACAAAAGTATATGTCAATCAAGATAGTGTATCTTTTGTGCCAGGGTAACAAGCAACCGAATTATTATTTAACAGTAAACCGAATTCAATTGTTATGTTACATAACCATCCTGGACAGTCAGGATTTTCAGAATATGATTTATTTACATTTTTTAAGCATCCATCAATAAAATCAATGACAATCGTTACTAATAAGGGACAAGTAAAATTTATTACCAAGTCAAATAGGTTTCATGGTAAAATAGTGAGTAAATTTTGTGCTAAATATTTTACGCATATTAATATCATTAATGATAGCCATATTGAAAAATTATTGAAAAAACTTTATAGTATAAATATGATTAAATATAAAGTGAGATGATTTTAATTATGTTAGATTCACAATTAGATGGAAATGTAACTGCAAAAGAATTGAGTGAATCTTTTAAAGAATTAGTTGAAGAATTTGAAAGTATAGAAAAAGCGAAAAAGAATTCAAATTCAAAAGATAAATAGCATCCTTTTTAGACAGATAAAGAGAAAGTGGTGCTATTTTTATACGCTTTTTTAACTATTTACTGAAAATGCAGAAGCACAAAAGTTAACATATTTAAAAGAACTTGGTGAAGATGGCGAATATAAATATGTTGCCAAAATAGATAGTAAAACATCTAAATTATGTCATTCACTCAACGGAAAAATATTTAAAGTTAAAGATATGATACCAGGTGTGAATGCGCCACCTATGCATCCTTGGTGTAGAAGTACCACAGTGCCACATGTTGGCAATTGGCGGGACAAGTTCTTTAAAGAGCGTGAAGGTAAATATCAAGTAGAAGTAAAAGAAGCATAATTACAGGAAAAAGCTAAAAACCAGATGAAAGAAATGATTAAAAATGGTAAAATAAAAATAGAAATAAATTGCGGAAAAATAAAATAGATATATGTTAGGTCATCACCTATATAATGAAAATAAAAAAAGAGCCATTTTAAATAATAAGAAATTGCCTAGCTATACAATACTTTCTATAGATTTATTGAATGAATTGTTAAGAGAAAAAATGTCAACAGGCAATCTAATATTAAGTGATGAGCGATTTGATTTGAAAGAGATTATTAATTTTAATCAAATTATTGGAAAAATACATATCGAAAATGTGTATATTGAAACCAGTTTGGATACATAGAAACCTTGTAACAACAGTATTTATTGGGTTTGGAGTCCCTAATGGGTCCCTAAATTACATACTTTCTAAAATTTTAGTTGTTTTTTTGTCCTCTTCATTAAATTTTTCTTCTAACAAATGAGAATACACGGATGTAGTTATTGCTATATTTTTATGACCTAATCTTTTAGAAATGTAATGTATAGATACACCTTTTGCTAGTAAATAAGAACAATGAGTGTGTCTTAATGCGTGCGATGTAATAATTGGTATATTATTGACTCTACAGGCTGATTTCAAAGCATTATTGATAGCATGAAGGTTAATTATAGATCCGGCTTCTTTGAAAATGTAACCATCATAGCTAATTGCAAATGTACTTATGACGTCCATAATGTGTTTCATATCAGATTTAGCGATACTGATATATCTAGGGGAAGTATCGGTTTTTCGCTCGTCAATAAATATAGTGTTTTTCACTTGGTTGATATGCTCAATCTTTATATTTCTTGCACCACTGACACGACAACCCGTACAAATCATTATGAATAGCGCTAATGATGAACGAGTTCTCTTCTTTCTGACGTGATCTTTTAGTATTTCATATTCAGTTACCGAGATGAATTTTTCTTGTTCTGACTTCGTAGGTTTTCCGGCTTTATAATTAACTTTATAAGCGGGATTTTTAAAAATAAGCCCATCATATAATGCGTCATCTAAAGCTGACCGAATAGCACCGTTTGTTTTTCTTATAGTTTCTTTTGCGTGTTCTTTTGAATAATCGTTTATGAATTTCTGATAAACTTGTCTATTTATCTTTGATAACTCCATTTTACCTATTTTATGTTTTTGTATATGTTGTAATGCATTTCTATAATGACGGTAGGTATTTTCTTTAACAACAGGTTGTTTATACGTTTTAATCCAATTTTCGAAGTATTCTTCAAGAGTTATATAGTTATCTATATTAAAACCACTTCTTAACTCATTTAACTTGTCTAGTCCAGCAGAATTAGCTTCACGCTTTGTTCTAAAACCTTTCTTACGGTATCTTTTTCCTTCATACTTAAATTCATATTGCCATTTTTTACCATCGTAACAACGTGTTTTCATGCGTTCCCTCCTCAAAATTGGCAAAAAATAATAAGGGTAGGCGGGCTACCCGTGAAAATTGTATAAAAAAAGACGCCTGTATAATACAGACGTCAGTGAGCCGAAAGCTCAAATCAATATAGGTGGACCTTTAGCCCTCAATACCTGTATTATAACATTATTTTAGAATTGTTCAACTCATTTTTTTGAAACAGATGTTAACCAATCGGTCAGTTTCGTGTTTCGGCAATCTAATTAAAACGCTTAAATCTTTAATATAATTTAAAATTCTATCCTTACTTATTGTAGTAATATCCTGTGTTTTTGCATAAGAACTTTTGTCAACTAAGTTTTTTAATTTGTTTTCCACAAAATCGTATTGTTTCATTTCGTTCTTTAAGGAGTCACACAAAAACCTTGCATAAACAATGACTTTTAAATCATTGGGATTTTGATTTATAATGTTTTCAATCGATTCTATCTTTTTCTCGTGTTTGGCAATTGATTGTTTTAGTGTATTTAAAAAAGGTTTTATAAGATGTATATTTACAAAAGCATTGTGTTTGCTTTTGGAAGTTAAAGGGATTACGGTCACTTTGCCGTTATTTTTATTATCCTTTTTGTTTATGACTATGCAAAAGTGTTTGTATGAAAACTCATGACCTACACCTTTACCAAAATCTGCATAAATTATTTCGCCTCTTTGATAAACTTTATATCGTTTCTCTTCCATCCCTCATCCTCCTCACGCCATATAGGCGTTTATTTCCTATATTCTTCTTCAACATACTTTTTTACTAAATATTCAAGAATAAGTTCGGTCATTAGATCGTTTTCTTCGTACTCTTTATGAAGTTACTTTATTCTTTGAATTAATTTAACTTATCGCCATCTATTTTTTGTGAAATAAATTCCAAGTATTTACGCGCATTATGTGACGATAAATCTTTAGGTAACTCATAAGTGAATGGTTGATTACCACTAGTTAAAACTTCATATACTATAGTTTCTTTTTTTATTTTGCAATTAGTTATTTTCATTATAAACTTCCTTTCAAACACTGCTGAAATAGACGTCTTTTTTAAATAAGCATAATTAATACTTCAATTCTTTAATCCACATATATTTAAAAGTGAGGTAGTAGGTAATAAATATAAGACTTAAAGTTAAGATTGCTTTTTTCATGTCAATTTCTCCTTTGTTTATATTTATATTAAAGCGCTAAATATACGTTATTAATCACATTTTAGTTCTATCAGTAATTTTAGACTCCATAACTCTTTGACGTGACTCTTTAGCTTCTCGAATCATATCTTTAAATCCTTGACTGTCTATAAAAGATTTAGCTTCTTCTATTTGCTCTTGAGTTAACTCTTTACCACCGGTGTTAATGTGTAAGTGTTCAATTTCTTTATAAGAATTCATTTTTAGACTCCTGTTCTTCAAACTCACTTTTAGTTATAGGTAAATCGTTTTTCAATCTATAAGTCAGTTCTTCTTCTGTATAAAAGGGGATTTCAACCATTTCCCACTCTTCAATGTTAATGTCAACTTCTTTTAAATTCATTTTACTACCTCCTATAAAATAACTTTTCCAACTAACCTCACACTTTCATTATCATAAAAATGTAAATCTTTATACTTTTTATTTAAAGAAACCAACGTTAATCTGTTATCTTCTACATAAACCTTCTTTACGTAAGCATCTCCATTTATAATAAAGACGCCTATTTGTCCATCTTTGATAGTGTGAGATTTTTCAATGAATATAATTTGTCCATTTTTAAATAACGGCTCCATTGAGTCTCCATTTACTTTTAAAGCTATATCATGTGCGGGGACATAACCTCTTACGAATTCTTTTGAAATAGGCTCGTTATATAATCTTTCACCAATACCAGCAGACGCACAACCATATATATCCACTTCGGATTTTTCTTGAATGTAAGAATTGAAATCTACCAGATTATCACTGTCATTATTTTGCTCTTCTAATTGATTAGTCGCATATTTTAGTACATTGCTTTGTCTTGGAGGCGTGAGTTGAGATGATACGTTATGAATTTCTTCAATAATTTTCGAATCATCCATATCATGTATTAAATCTAAGGGTTTAACTCCAAAAACATTAGCTATTTCAGGTAATTTATCTAGTTTTGGACTTCTAATTCCCTTTCTCCATCTTGTGACTGTTGTTCTATTAACATCTACTAATTCTGCTAATTCACTATCACTCATATCTCTTTTGTTCATCAGACGTTCTAAATTCGAAGAAAATGAACTCATATTTTTATCTCCTTTAAACATATTATCTAACTAATAACTTCATTATATGCCTACAGTTCCAAAAATGCAACAAAAACATAAAAATATGTGTAGAGGCAAAAAAATATGTAAAAAGCACTTGCAATTTTGGAACATCAGGTGTAGTATTGTTTTCAGGAGGTGTTCCAAAAATGCACAAAGATTTATATAGCTCTAGAAAAGCGGCGAAAAAGAACTAAGACTTTATGGGGAGTTTGATTGGTGTTTCGGGTCAACAATACGGAAAAAGAGAACGCGGAGAGATTCCTATTAATTTAGATGAAGCGATGATTTTTTCTAAGGCTCTCGAAACACCTATACAAGAACTATTTCCAGAATATTTTTTTATTGAGCGAGTTCCAAAAATGCACAAAAACGAAATAACATCTTAAAAGGAGGACACTATGGAACAAATCACGTTAACCAAAGAAGAGTGTGTCGAACAATGCATCAATAAAGACTTAAAACTTTTAGATTATCGAGTTCAACAAATTTTAGAAGGTGTTCTATCAGAAAGTACCACATACGGTGATGCAAGAAATAAATTAGAAACATTGAAAATTATTGCTGAATCTCATTTTAAAACCGAACATGCTTCAGTTATTTACAAATTAGCATTGAAAAAGTTAGACGAAAAAATCAACGCCACTCCAATTAAAGAGTGACGGAAAGGGAGGATTTTAAATGTTTAAGGTTTTAAATGATATAAAAACTTCTTTAAAAAACCATCCTTGGGGTTGGAAAGAGCACTTACCTTATTTGCTGATGTTAACTCTGTCACTTGTGGCTCTGATTCTCGGTGTTCTGTCCGCGATTCTATGATAACAGGCTTTATATAGATTCCTTTGTTGGTAGTGACTTTGATAGTCACATCCCATTCCCATATCACTGGATATTCTTCGAGCAAAAAAGTACATTCTACACTTTCATAAGGTCCTAAAGTAAATGGAATGGAGTAGTTTTTATCTTTATATCGTATAGGTTTGAACGTTTTTTGTTCATTTACTTTATTTTTAATATCAAATTCAACGTCAATAACAGAAATGGGAAACTTTGTGAAATTAATAAATGTTATATCGTTGTAACTTGATTTGTCATCGACCAAGTAATTAAAGCTTCTGGTAGGTATAACATCGATGTTAAGAGAATCTTTCATATAGTCTAAATAATATTTAAGTGCAGTCAGTAAGAAACTAAAAATTGCGATACAAATCGCGATTATGTCCATACTTATCACCTCCTTAGGTTGATAACTAAATTATACACGAAAGGAGCATAAACAATATGCAAGCATTACAAACAAAATCGAACATCGGCGAAATGTTCAACATACAAGAAAAAGAAAACGGAGAAATCGCAATCAGCGGTCGAGAACTTCATCAAGCATTAGAGGTTAAGACTCCATACAAAAAATGGTTTGAAAGAATGAGTGATTACGGATTTGAAGAAAATATCGATTATGTAGTCACGGACATTTTTGTCCATAACCCACTAGGAGGTCGTCAGAATCAAACTGACCACGCACTCACACTAGACACTGCAAAAGAAATCGCAATGATTCAACGCAGTGAACCTGGTAAACGTGCAAGACAATACTTCATCCAAGTTGAAAAAGCATGGAACAGCCCAGAAATGATTATGCAACGTGCTTTAAAAATTGCTAACAACACAATCAATCAATTAGAAACAAAGATTGAACGTGATAAACCAAAAATTGTATTTGCAGATGCAGTAGCTACTACTAAGACATCAATTTTAGTTGGAGAGTTAGCAAAGATCATTAAACAAAACGGTGTAAACATCGGGCAACGCAGATTGTTTGAGTGGTTACGTCAAAACGGATTCCTTATTAAACGCAAGGGTGTGGATTATAACATGCCTACACAGTATTCAATGGAACGTGAGTTATTCGAAATTAAAGAAACATCAATCACACATTCGGACGGTCACACATCAATTAGTAAGACGCCAAAAGTAACAGGCAAAGGACAACAATACTTTGTTAATAAGTTTTTAGGAGAAAAACAAACAACTTAACAGGAGGGCACAGCAAATGGAAGCTCAAAACAAAAAAGTCATCTATTACTACTATGACGAAGCAAATAATAGACGACTATTATCAATTGGTAACTTAGATACCTATTTATTAGCAGATATCAAATCAAGATTTGGTTTATATAAAAAGGCAATCCCTGATTTAGATAATCTATACATTCAAATAGATGGTATCGAATTTAAATTATATTAAATTTTTGGAAATGCAAAGGAGGCATAACAAATGTTACAAAAATTTAGAATCGCGAAAGAAAAAAATAAATTAAAACTCAAATTACTAAAGCATGCTAGTTACTGTTTAGAAAGAAGTAACAACCCTGAATTGTTGCGAGCAGTTGCAGAGTTGTTAAAGAAGGTTAACTAAATTAGGCCTTATTATTACTTTTTAGAATGTGAACAATAGGTCGATAAAAAACTTAATAAACAAACTATAGCAACTATCAATGAATTTTGAATATGTAAATCGTTCTCGTTTATATAGTTTGTTACAAAGATTTGAATGTCAGCACCTGCTGCAATGCCATTAGACCATCTTATTAACTTTTTGAAAGGATGTGGAAAATCATTTTCGATACGTTTGACAAATTCATCGTGTCTCTTGTAGGTACTTTGCTCATTTATTGGATAGGTCGAATTGATGGCTTCAGCCAAAGTAGAGATAGCAGTTGGATTGATATAAAAATCTCTAATGGTCTGTTGTGCTTGAAGTACAATCTCATCATCAAACCTATAGAGTTCCTTAAAAGATTTTATCGTTTCTTCAGAAAATAAATTTCTTTGAAATGTTAGAGATGAAAAAGAATTACGCAAATTAAAATTCATTTCAATTAAGTTGTTTAGATGAAAGTCTACTTTGAAGTCAGAAAATAAATTTATGTTGTTTCTATTAATTATATCTAATTGGTACTTAGGTTTTAAAGATTGTTTAATTGCCATACTTTTAGAAATTTCAACATTACTAATTACGTTATTAATAGAAAAACGAACATTTTTTAAAGGATCAATATACACCAATATCACCTCCTTTCACTAGGAGATAACAACATTATACACGAAAGGAAAGATAGAAATGCCACATATTTTAAACGTAACAGTTCCAATACCTGAAACACATGTACTTATCACAAAAGATGAATATGATGAGCTAATTGGTTATTCATTAGACCCTGTATGGAACATGAGTGACTTAAAGAAGAAATTAAAAATTGCATCTGATGAGACTATCAAGGACAGATTACTATTTCATCCTAGATTTGAAAAAGAACTAAGAGCGCAAGGAATTGTGCATTACCCAGATGAGAATTTTAATCGCTGGAGATTTAACGCAAGAAAGATGAATAAATTCGTCGATGAGCATTTCAATGAAATATATAAGGAGAGAATAAAATGAGCAACATTTATAAAAGCTACCTAGTAGCAGTACTGTGCTTTACAGTCTTAGCAATTGTACTTATGCCGTTTCTATACTTCACTACTGCATGGTCGATTGCGGGATTCGCAAGTATCGCAACATTCATATTTTATAAGGAATACTTTTATGAAGAATAAAAAACTGTTACTCACGGCAATGAGTAACAGTCTAAACAATTAGAAAATTAATGCATATTCAATATAAAACGAAATAAAGGAAGTGTCAACAATGTACTACAAAATTGGCGATGTATGTCAAAAAGTAATTAATGTAGACGGATTCGATTTTAAATTAGCAGTTAAGAAACAAGATTACAGCATTCTAGTGAATGTCTTAGATTTAGAAGATAGATTTATCGACAGTATAAATATAACAGATGAGAATGATCTATACACAGCATTAGACATATTAAATCAATCTATTTATGAATGGATTGAAGAGAACACAGACGAAAGAGACAGGCTAATTAACTTAGTCATGAGATGGTAGGTATAAGCATGAGAGATACAGAAAGAAATATATTGAATATTTTTAAGACGTTATTCGACGAATATACTTTGTCAAACCAACGAGCATTATTGGAAATTGAACGTAATCATCACGGATACTTATCGATTAATTTCTTACACTATCACGACAGTTACAAAACAAACAATAAGCTTGTGCAGATACATGAAATCAATCCAGACAGCCATGAACGAATAAAAAATTTAATTATCGAGGTGCTAAGAGGTCATCGGAAGATTAAAAAAGGAGCATGAGGAAAGATATGAAAATAAATAAGTTAACTATATCGAACTTTGCTGGAATCAAAGAAGAAAAATTTAACTTTGACGGTAAAGATGCAAAAATATACGGCAATAATGCGACTGGCAAGACTACAACAGCAACCGCATTACAATGGCTGCTTTTCGATAAAGGTTTGGACGGATCAACCAAATCATTTAACCCTGTACCTTTAAACGAAAAAAACGAAGAAAATTATGAGTTAATTCCGACTGTTTTCGCAGAATTTGAAATCGACGGAAAAATTACGACTTTTAAAAAAGAGTCACATCCTAAATACACAATAAATCAAAAAACGAATCGCAAGGAATACTCACGAAGTCGAACGAAGAAACAATATATCAATGATGAATCAATAAAAGTAAAGGATTATAAAGCTCGTATTGATGAACTGATTGATGAAGATGTATTCAAGTTAATTACGAACCCTCAAGCATTTAACTTACTAGATTGGAAGAAGCGAAGAAGTTTGTTGTTTGAAATTGCTAAACCAATCAATGATGAGGATGTCATTAAAACAAATGATGATTTTAAAGAATTAAATAATATTCTTGGAGATCATGAAATTGAAACAAAGAAAAAGATTCTTACGGACAAGATAAAACAGATTAACAAAGATATCAAAGATATTCCGATACGTATTAACCAAACACAACAAAATAAGCAGGATGTACCGGAATTCGATAATGATAGATACGCAATTATCAAACAAGAAATTGAGCAACTTGAAAATGAGCGTATAGATATTCAAAACGGTAAGGAAGAAATTAATTTGCGTAATCAATTAGCTGATAAACAATCAGAATTGAAACGCATAGAAGACAATAACAGCGCAAGTAATGAGAACAAAATCCATGCTTTAACAAATGAATTACACGTTGAAAATGGAACGGTAGCAAACCTTAAAACGAGATTAAAGCAAAACAAACAACAAATCACGCATGAAGAAAATAGACGTAATCAATTATTAGAAAATCATAAAGGATTAAAAAGTGATTTAGAAAAAGCTAAAAATCAAAAATTTGAATATCTTGATGATAATGTATGTAGTTGTTGTGGTCAACAGTTACCAGCTGAACAAGTGAATGAGGCAAGAGAAAAAGCATTGCAGAAATTCAATGCTAGCAAATCGAAAGAATTAGAAACAATACAAACATCTATCAATCACATTATTTCAGAAGGCAAGAAAATAAAGCCAATCATCGAGAAGTTAGAGGATGACAATAATAATCTTCAAATTAAAATCAACGAAGCAGAAGAGCGTTCAGCAAGAATACAAAACAAAATTAATAAGTTGAAAACAACTCACGTTGACGTTACGCAAACTGACGAATACAAAGCAGTAATGTTAGAGATAAATGAGATTAATCAAAAACGCTCTAACATCAGGAAAACTATTCAAGATAAAGTTTCAGGAATAGATGACAAAATAAGCGAACTTACTCAAGAAAAATCAGAAATTGAAGTGTCAAGATCAATCGAAAAATCAAATAAACATCTAGATGATGTTATTTCTGAATTAAGAAATGAAGAAGACAGATTATTGGATGAAAAAGAAAAGTATTCACATGACCTTTATATCTTAAAAGAATTTACAACAACAAAAGTCAAAATGCTTACTGAAAATATCAATAACGAATTTGATATTGCTGAATTTAAGTTATTCAATACCTTAGTTAACGGCGAATTAGAAGAAACATGTTCCACAACGGTTAACGGCGTCGAATACGACAGCGGTTTAAATAACGCCTCAAGAATTAATGTTGGCTTAGATATCATTAATACACTGTCAAAACATTTTAAAGTTACAGCGCCAATATTTATTGATAATGCTGAATCAGTAACAGAGCTTATCAAAACAGAATCACAACAAATTCAATTGATAGTAAATGAACAAGATAAAAAATTAAGAATGGAGACTATATAAAATGACTGAAAATAATAAATTACAAACTATTGAACAACAATTAGTACAAGAAAAGAACGTATCTGACAACGTATTAAACAAAGTGAGAGTTTTAGAGTCACAAGGCAATTTGGAATTGCCAAATGATTATTCACCAAGTAATGCCATGAAACAAGCATGGTTACAAATCAGCCAAGATAACAAATTAATGAGTTGTAACGATACAAGCAAAGCAAATGCCTTATTAGACATGGTAACGCAAGGTTTAAATCCAGCTAAAAATCAATGCTACTTTATTCCTTACGGCAACAAAATGCAGTTACAACGTAGCTATCACGGTAATGTAATGATGTTAAAACGTGATGCAGGTGCTCAAGATGTTGTTGCTCAAGTGATTTATAAAGGCGATACATTCAAGCAAGAAATGGGAGGAACAGGACGTATCAAAGCGATTAAACACGAACAAGACTTCTTTAACATCGACAAAGAAAACATTATCGGTGCGTACTGCACAATCGTATTTAATGATGGACGAGATAACTATATTGAAGTCATGACTATTGAACAAATTAAACAAGCATGGATGCAGTCATCAATGATTAAAGATGAAAAAGCATTACAAAATTCTAAAACACATAATAATTTCAAAGAAGAAATGGCTAAAAAAACAGTTATCAATAGAGCTGCTAAACGTTATATCAACACATCAACAGATAGCAATCTTTTCAAATACGCACAAGAATCCGAACAACGTCAACGCAAAGAAGTGTTGGACGCAGAAGTTGAAGAAAATGCAAATCAAGAACAATTGGACTTTGAACAACCAGTTCTCGAAGAAGCACAATACACAGAATTAGAAAATGATAAGCCTATTGATGTATCTGACTTTGAAGAAATAAAAGAACCTGCAACAGAAAAAGAAAGCGAAGAAGAGCCATTTTAATTGAAACAATAGCAACTGGTTCAAGTGGTAACTGCTACGTCTTAAATGATGGACGTACTACGTTACTACTTGAGGCAGGTATAAAATTTGAACGTGTTCAAAAGCATTTTAAATATAAAACAAGACATATAGCAGGGTGTCTTATCACACACGAACATGGTGATCATGCAAAGTACACAAAGCAGTTTGTCGACAATGGTGTAATCAGCTATATGACTGCTGGAACACAACAAGCTATGAATTTTGAAAGTCATCGCTTATGCACGATTAAGGCAAAGCAAGAGCTGCGAATAGGCACATGGTCAATTCTACCGTTTGACATCGAACATGATGCTAACGAGCCTGTGGCTTTCTTATTACAAAGTACATTAGGTTATAAGGTTCTGTATGTTACTGATACAAAGTATTTGAAATACAAATTTAACGGCATTACGCACATGATGTTAGAAGTTAATTATATCTATGAACAAATGCAGGAAAACATAAAAAACGGCAGTGTGCACAGCACATTAGCAAACAGAATTATGGAGTCTCATTTTAGCTTAGAACATGCTATCGGAATGTTAAAAGCAAATGATTTAACTAGACTCGAAGAAATACATTTAATTCATTTAAGTAGTCAAAATTCAAATGCAAAATACATTAAAAGTGAAATACAAAAAGTGACGGGCGCGCCCGTTTATGTTGGAGGTTTATAAATGCTAAACAGAACAATATTAGTTGGTCGTTTAACTAGAGACCCAGAATTAAGAACCACTCAAAGTGGTGTAAATGTAGCATCATTCACATTAGCAGTTAACCGCACATTTACGAATGCACAAGGAGAGCGCGAGGCAGACTTTATTAATATCATCGTATTTAAAAAACAAGCAGAGAACGTTAATAAATACCTATCTAAAGGATCGTTGACGGGCGTAGATGGTAGGTTACAAACGCGGAATTATGAAAATAAGGAAGGTCAACGTGTATATGTTACGGAAGTTATTGCTGATAGTATTCAATTTTTAGAACCGAAAAACTCAAATGACACTCAACAAGATTTATACCAACAACAAGTACAACAAACACGTGGACAATCGCAATATTCAAATAACAAACCAGTAAAAGATAATCCGTTTGCGAATGCAAATGTTCCGATTGAAATAGATGACAATGATTTACCATTCTAATTTAACCGGTTTGAAAGTGAGGTGTGTATATGACTGGTTGGATAAAACTTCATAGAAAACTATTAGATTCGCCTATTTTTCAGAACGAAAAGTTATTCAAAGTATTTGCATATTGTCTTATGAAAGCTAGTCATAAGGATCATACACAGCTTGTTGGCAGGCGGGTTGTCGAATTAGAAAAAGGTCAATTTGTGTTCGGGAGAAAGCGAGCAAGCGAAGAGTTACGTCTCAAAGAATCCACAGTAAGAGACTACATAAAGCTTTTAGAAAATCTTGGAACTATCGTCGTAAAGTCCGACAACAAATTTTCTGTTATAACCGTTGTCAATTGGGCGATTTATCAAAGTATGGAAGAAAATTCCGACAGCAAAAACGACAACAAATCAACAACAAATGGACAACAAATCAACAACAAATCAACAACAAATGGACAACAAATCAACACAAACAAGAATGTAAAGAATGGGGATAATGTAAAGAATGATGAGAATGAGAAGAAGAAGGCAGCTGCCTTCGACTTCTTCCAAGATAACGGATTCGGTTTCATAACTCCTTACAATTTAGACGATTTAAATTATTATCTTGATTCATTTGAAAATGATTCAGATCAAATAGTTACCGCATCACTTAAAATCGCTAAAGACAGAAATAAAGTTACTTGGGGATATGCTAAAAGCATTTTGAATACATGGCTTAATGCAAACTTGAAATCTATTGAACAAGTACGTGCATTTGAAAAGCAACAACTGGAAAGCAAAAAGCAAACTAATAAACCTTATGTTAAACCATCGAAAGAAAAAACACCCAAATGGCTCACAGACAGCACGAGAGAAACGAAAACGCCGGAAGTAGATGAAAACCTTGAGAAAGACAGAGAAGCTTTTATTAAGCGTCTAAATAGCAAATGGGAGTGATTGAAAATGGATGCATTTGATAAATACTATCTATTTGATCATGACGGCAACAAAATGTTTTCAGTTACACCACATTTTAAAGATGGTCGGCATTTAGTTGTTGGAATAAAAGAAACAAAATTTAATGGTCGTCGTTGGTATTTAGACGATTATGAATTAAATACACTTATTGATAATGAACAAATGGAGTTAGGACACCAAACAAGCTTATTTGAATATATATGAGGGATTACATGGAGATAGAAATTAAATTTAATGAAGTGTTTAATGCGCCGATGGGGTCGCCTCGACCGCATTTTAGCACAAAAGGCAGATACGTACACACATACATGCCTACAAACTATACAAAACATAAAAAATATTTACAAAGTCAAATGCCAAGGCTAAATCTAGAAAATGCATTAAAAATCGAATTAGCGTTTTACTTTACTCCACCTGAATCATGGTCGAAGAAAAAGAAAGCTCAAGCGATTGGACAATTAAAAGTGACTAAGCCGGATATCGACAACTTAATTAAAACGGTATTAGATGCTTGTAATGGCCATGTATGGAAAGACGATAACCAAATTACAGAAATAACTAGCTCAAAGCGTTATGGAATTGAGCCCAAAATAATCATACGAATAGAAGAAATATAAGAGGTGGATAAAATGGCGAGAAAAGCAAGAATTGTAACAATAAACGATAAACCTTATAGGTTCAGTAAATTTGAAATGGAATTAATAGAAAGTCACGGTATAACCGCTGGAATGGTTTCTAAGAGAGTAAAAGACGGTTGGGAACTACATGAAGCAATGGACGCACCAGAAGGTACGCGTTTAAGCGAGTACAGAGAAAAGAAAACAATAGAAAGACTGGAACAAGCTAGACTCGAACGCAAATTGGAAAGAAAGCGAAAGAGAGAGGCTGAGCTAAGAAGAAAGAAGCCACACTTGTTTAATGTACCTCAGAAACATCCAAGAGGACGTTATGCGTGCTACCTGTTGGAAAACGACATATTCGTGAAAGTTAAGAAGTAGATCATGACAGATAACGCACGCAAAGAATACCTAAATCAATTCTTTGGATTTAAGAGATATCTGTATCAGGATAACGAACGAGTGGCACATATTCATGTAGTAAACGGCACTTATTACTTTCATGGGCATATCGTGCCAGGTTGGCAAAGCGTTAAAAAGACATTTGATACTGCTGAAGAGCTCGAAATATATATAAAGCAACATGGTTTGGAATACGAGGAACAGAAGCAACTAACTTTATTTTAGAGGAGATGAAAATGATGAGAATTAAAACTGCAAGCATAGAGGTCGAAAAAGTGGAGGTAGTAGTATGATGCCGAAATATCGAGTGTGGGACAAATATACAGGAAGAATACACGATGTTGTAGGATTCGACTTCATTGAGACTGAAGTTCACTATGAAAACTACGCGGAAGCAGAAGCTTTAATACATGCAAGAGATTTTAAAGATGTAGAACTTATGCAAAGTACAGGACTTAAAGACAAAAACAACAACGAAATATATGCGGGAGATATAGTTGAGTTTGAAGATGAAATATTAGAGATGCCAGACGATGAATCTGTAATAGGAACAATTAATAGAGCAGTAATATCTATTGATGTTGTAAATGGTATTCAATTAAAAGATTTTATGTTTGAGGGCGCAGTCTCCGAAAATGATTACTTTGAGTATATAGACATAAAATCCTTCCTTAGATATGACTGTGAGGTTAAAGGCAACATATTTGAATCATCACATTTATTGGAGGTAACAGAATGAACTATGAAACAGGGTTCCAACTAGGTGTAATGGACGCTAGGTTGAAGAAGATGAGAAAACAACGTGATGAGTACAAGAAGCAACGAGATGAGCTTATTGGGGATATAGCGGAAGTTAAGAGAAAAGCAAAAGCATTTGATGAGATAGATAATCTGATTTATGAAGTGTTCGAAATGATGAATTGCTTTAAATTCAGTTTTATCAATGAAAATAAAGAGCTTATCCTCGATAGCGAATCAAATATTTTCTTTTCACTAAAAGATTGCGCTAACAAATTAGATTTAGTTGTTAAATTTATTCATTGGGTTAGCAGATCTTGTATTGAAAATATGTCTCCTGAAAGAACACAGGTTTTTTTACAAACAGGTTTCGAACTTTATATTGGCAAACATTTAACAAAAAAGGATTACGAATACATGTATACATGCTTTGGTAACGGATTAAATAGTGATGGCGCATATAGTTATGCCAGAAGATTATTAAATATTCCGGAGGGGATACAATGACACGACCTACTAGAGAGGAATTGTTAAGTTACTTTAAAAAATATGGAGTAGAGAGAGTAAACTCTATTACTGGCGAAGAAAGTGCAATACATTATTTTAGAACAAAGGCGTTTTACTATAGAGAAGAAAACAAAAAACTTTCTGAAAATATCGATAAACTAGAAAAACGCAACAAAGAGTTGGAGAACATGTGGCGCACGCTTAAAAATGAATTGTTTGGAAGATACGAATTTTACCGTTTTAGACTTAGCGAACTACAGATTGAGAGCAGAGCGAACAAGGAAGTAGCTATATATAGAAGAGCTGAAATCAACTTAAGTGTTATATTGTGCCGAATGGACAAACTAGACGGAACAAATGAGTTCTACGAATTTTTAGATCAAATGGAGGAAGACACTAATGAATAACCGCGAACAAATTGAACAGTCCGTTATAAGTGCTAGTGCGTATAACGGGAATGATACAGAGGGATTGCTAAAAGAGATTGAGGACGTTTATAAGCATAAAGATATATGGGAAAAACTTAAAAAAGACTATTTAGAAACTTATATCCAATATAGAAATGACGAAAACAGAAATATTATAGGAGAACAGCATATATTAAGTTTCATATATGCAATGGATTTATTTGATGGTAATAAAGATGCAGAGAATATGTTCAAGAAATTGGAGCGTGCTAAATATGTAGTTTATGCAAAAGGCTCATTTGTGCAAGACGTTCATTTAAGTGGAGGTACTAAACAAGGAACTTTTTGGGCTAGTTATACCCCAAAAGAAGATGCAACTATTTTAAACACATGGATTACTGACGATATTAACAAAGCTAGAGCTGTAGCACTTTTAGTTGGTGGCAACACAATGCAATGGGAGGACAACGATAATGAATAACACATTAACAATCGATCAGTTACAAGAGTTATTACAAATACAAAAGGAGTTCGACGATAGAATACCGACGCTAAACTTAGGAGATAGCAAAATTGCATATGTAGTTGAATTCTTTGAATGGTTTAATACATTGGAAACGTTTAAGAACTGGAAGAAGAAACCAGGTAAGCCGTTAGATGTTCAGTTAGATGAGTTGGCGGATATGTTGGCGTTTGGTTTGAGTATTGCGAATCAAGTAGGAGTGTCATCAGAAGAGATAAAAGAAGCGATTGAATCAAGTTTTAAAGATACAGAATTTCACAAAATGTTTAATTTTAAAGATAAAGAATTTGCTCAAGGCGCAGTTGTTAGTACACCACAGATAATATTCAAAGAATTTTATCCCGACCAATTGGCAATTGTGATAGCGATAGACATAGCTTACAACTTATATACTATCGACCAACTCATTGACGCATACAAAAAGAAAATGAAAAGGAACCACGAAAGACAAGATGGAACAGCAGACGCAGGAAAAGGATACGTGTAAAGACATCTTATATCGAGTCAAGGAGGTTTTGGGGAAGTGACACAATACTTAGTCACGACATTCAAAGATTCAACAGGACGCAAGCATACACACATAACTCGAGCTAAGAGCAATCAAAGGTTTATAGTTGTTGAGGCAGAGAGTAAAGAAGAAGCGAAAGAGAAGTACGAGGCGCAAGTTAAAAGAGATGCAGTTATTAAATTAGGTCAGTTGTTTGAAAATATAAGGGAGTGTGGGAAATGATTAAACAAATACTAAGACTATTATTCTTACTAGCGATGTATGAGCTAGGTAAGTATGTAACTGAGCAAGTATATATTATGATGACGGCTAATGATGATGTAGAGGCGCCGAGTGATTACGTCTTTCGAGCGGAGGTAAGTGAGTGATGTGGATTACTATGACTATTGTATTTGCTATATTGCTATTAGTTTGTATCAGTATTAATAGTGATCGTGCAAGAGAGATACAAGCACTCAGATATATGAATGATTATCTACTTGATGAAGTAGTTAAAACTAAAGGATACAACGGGTTAGAAGAATACAGGATTGAATTGAAGCGAATGAATAACGATATTAAAAAGTAATTTATATTATCGGAGGTATTGCATTGAATGATAAAGATTGAGAAACATGATATCAAAAAGCTTGAAGAATACATTCAGCACATCGATAACTATCGAAGAGAGTTGAAGATGCGAGAATATGAATTACTTGAAAGTCATGAACCAGATAATGCAGGAGCTAGCAAAAGTAATTTGCCAGGTAATCCGATTGAACGATGTGCAATAAAGAAGTTTAGTGATAACAGATACAATACATTAAGAAATATAGTTAATGGTGTAGATAGACTGATAGATGAGAGCGATGAGGATACGCTTGAGTTATTAAGGTTTAGATATTGGGATTGTCCTATTGGTTGTTATGAGTGGGAAGATATCGCGCATTACTTTGGTACAAGTAAGACAAGTATATTGCGTAGAAGAAATGCACTGATCGATAAGTTAGCGAAGTATATTGGTTATGTGTAGCGGACTTTCACCCTATGTAAGTCCGCATTAAAACAGTTTATTATGTTAGTATCAGATTAATATTTAAAGTTATTAAATGCTAATACAACGCATGAACAAGAGGCGCATCACTATGTGATGTGTCTTTTTATTTATGAGGTATGAACATGTTCAAACTAATTGTAAATACATTACTACACATCAAGTATAGATGCGTCTTGATACTACTTAAGTTATATAAGGTGAAACATTATGATGACTAAAGACGAACGTATACGATTCTATAAGTCTAAAGAATGGCAAACAACAAGAAAAAGAGTGCTAGAAAGAGATAATTATGAATGTCAACAATGTAAGCGAGACGGCAAGTTAACGACATATGACAAAAGCAAGCGTAAGTCGTTGGATGTAGATCATATATTATCGCTAGAACATCATCCGGAGTTTGCTCATGACTTAAACAATTTAGAAACACTGTGTATTAAATGTCACAACAAAAAAGAAAAGAGATTTATAAAAAAAGAAAATAAATGGAAAGATGAAAAATGGTAAATACCCCCGGGTCAAAAAAATCGAAAGTGATCAAAACGCTTGGGGAACGGGCAGGGGCTCGACTTCGCGATAATTTTAAAAATCCATGTATAACCCCCCCTCTTATAACCATTTTAAGGCAGGTGATGAAATGGAGATTATAGTTGATGAAAACTTAGTGCTTAAAGAAAAAGAAAGGCTGCAAGTATTATATAAAGACATACCTAGCAATAAATTAAAAGTAGTTGATGGTTTAATTATTCAAGCAGCAAGGCTACGTGTAATGCTTGATTACATGTGGGAAGACATAAAAGAAAAAGGTGACTATGATTTATTTACTCAATCTGAAAAGGCGCCACCATATGAAAGGGAAAGACCAGTAGCCAAACTATTTAATGCTAGAGATGCTGCATATCAAAAAATAATCAAACAATTATCGGATTTATTGCCCGAAGAGAAAGAAGACACAGAAACGCCATCTGATGATTACCTATGATTAGTAATAAATACGTTGATGAATATATAAATTTGTGGAAACAAGGAAAGATAATTTTAAATAAAGAAAGAATTGATCTCTTTAATTATCTACAAAAACATATATATTCACGAGATGATGTATATTTTGATGAACAGAAAATCGAGGATTGTATCAAATTTATTGAAAAATGGTATTTTCCAACATTACCATTTCAAAGGTTTATCATAGCTAATATATTTCTTATAGATAAAAATACAGATGAAGCTTTCTTTACAGAATTTGCTATTTTCATGGGACGTGGAGGCGGGAAAAACGGTCTAATAAGTGCTATTAGTGATTTTCTTTCTACGCCCTTACACGGAGTTAAAGAATATCACATCTCCATTGTTGCTAATAGTGAAGATCAAGCAAAAACATCGTTTGATGAAATCAGAACCGTTTTAATGGATAACAAACGAAATAAGACGGGTAAAACGCCAAAAGCTCCTTATGAAGTTAGTAAAGCAAAAATAATAAACCGTGCAACTAAATCGGTTATTCGATATAACACATCAAACACAAAAACCAAAGACGGTGGACGTGAGGGGTGTGTTATTTTTGATGAAATTCATTATTTCTTTGGTCCTGAAATGGTAAACGTCAAACGTGGTGGATTAGGTAAAAAGAAAAATAGAAGAACGTTTTATATAAGTACTGATGGTTTTGTTAGAGAGGGTTATATCGATGCAATGAAGCACAAAATTGCAAGTGTATTAAGTGGCAAGGTTAAAAATAGTAGATTGTTTGCTTTTTATTGTAAGTTAGACGATCCAAAAGAAGTTGATGACAGACAGACGTGGGAAAAGGCGAACCCAATGTTACATAAACCGTTATCAGAATACGCTAAAACACTGCTAAGCACGATTGAAGAAGAATATAACGATTTACCATTCAACCGTTCAAATAAGCCTGAATTCATGACTAAGCGAATGAATTTGCCTGAAGTTGACCTTGAAAAAGTAATAGCACCATGGAAAGAAATACTAGCGACTAATAGAGAGATACCAAATTTAGATAATCAAATGTGTATTGGTGGTTTAGACTTTGCAAATATCCGAGATTTCGCAAGTGTAGGGCTACTATTTCGAAAGAACGACGATTATATTTGGTTAGGACATTCTTTTGTAAGACAAGGGTTTTTGGATGATGTCAAATTAGAGCCACCTATTAAAGAATGGGAAAAAATGGGATTATTGACCATTGTAGATGATGATGTCATTGAAATTGAATATATAGTTGATTGGTTTTTAAAGGCTAGAGAAAAATATGGGCTTGAAAAAGTCATAGCTGATAATTATAGAACTGATATTGTAAGACGTGCGTTTGAGGATGCTGGCATAAAACTTGAAGTACTTAGAAATCCAAAAGCAATACATGGATTACTTGCACCACGTATCGATACAATGTTTGCGAAACATAACGTAATATATGGAGACAATCCTTTGATGCGTTGGTTTACTAATAATGTTGCAGTAAAGGTTAAACCCGATGGTAATAAAGAATATATTAAAAAAGATGAAAATAGAAGAAAAACCGATGGGTTCATGGCTTTTGTTCACGCATTATATAGAGCAGACGATATAGTAGACAAAGACATGTCTAAAGCGCTTGATGCATTAATGAGTATAGATTTCTAATAGAGGAGGTGAGACATGAGTATTCTAGAAAAGATATTTAAAACTAGGAAAGATATAACATATATGCTTGATTTAGATATGATAGAAGATCTATCACAACAAGCGTATGTGAAACGTTTAGCGATTGATAGTTGTATTGAATTTGTTGCGCGAGCTGTCGCTCAAAGTCATTTTAAAGTATTGGAAGGTAATAGAATTCAAAAGAATGATGTTTACTACAAGTTAAATATAAAACCAAATACTGACTTATCAAGCGATAGTTTTTGGCAACAAGTTATATATAAACTAATTTATGATAACGAGGTTTTAATCGTAGTAAGTGACAGCAAAGAATTACTTATCGCAGATAGCTTTTACAGAGAAGAGTACGCTTTGTATGATGATATATTCAAAGATGTAACGGTTAAAGATTATACTTATCAACGTACTTTCACAATGCAAGAGGTCATATATTTAAAGTACAACAACAATAAAGTGACACACTTTGTAGAAAGTCTATTCGAAGATTACGGGAAAATATTCGGAAGAATGATAGGTGCACAATTAAAAAACTATCAAATAAGAGGGATTTTGAAATCTGCCTCTAGCGCATATGACGAAAAGAATATAGAAAAATTACAAGCGTTCACAAATAAATTATTCAATACTTTTAATAAAAATCAACTAGCAATCGCGCCTTTGATAGAAGGTTTTGATTATGAGGAATTATCTAATGGTGGTAAGAATAGTAACATGCCTTTTTCTGAATTGAGTGAGCTAATGAGAGATGCAATAAAAAATGTTGCGTTGATGATTGGTATACCTCCAGGTTTGATTTACGGAGAAACAGCTGATTTGGAAAAGAACACGCTTGTATTTGAGAAGTTCTGTTTAACACCTTTATTAAAAAAGATTCAGAACGAATTAAACGCGAAACTCATAACACAAAGCATGTATTTGAAAGATACAAGAATAGAAATTGTCGGTGTGAATAAAAAAGACCCACTTCAATATGCTGAAGCAATTGACAAACTTGTAAGTTCTGGTTCATTTACAAGGAATGAGGTGCGGATTATGTTAGGTGAAGAACCATCAGACAATCCTGAATTAGACGAATACCTGATTACTAAAAACTACGAAAAAGCTAACAGTGGTGAAAATGATGAAAAAGAAAAAGATGAAAACACTTTGAAAGGTGGTGATGAAGATGAAAGTGGAGATTAAAGGCGTCATCGTTTCCAACGAAGATAAATGGGTTTACGAAATGCTTGGTATGGATTCGACTTGTCCTAAAGATGTTTTAACACAACTAGAATTTAGTGATGAAGATGTTGATATTATAATTAACTCAAATGGTGGTAACCTAGTAGCTGGTAGTGAAATATATACACATTTAAGAGCTCATAAAGGCAAAGTGAATGTTCGTATCACAGCAATAGCAGCAAGTGCGGCATCGCTTATCGCAATGGCTGGTGACCACATCGAAATGAGTCCGGTTGCTAGAATGATGATTCACAATCCTTCAAGTATTGCGCAAGGAGAAGCGAAAGATCTAAATCATGCTGCAGAAACATTAGAACATGTTGGTCAAATAATGGCTGAGGCATATGCGGTTAGAGCTGGTAAAAACAAACAAGAACTTGTAGAAATGATGGCTAGGGAAACGTGGCTAAATGCTGATGAAGCCATTGAACAAGGTTTTGCGGATAGTAAAATGTTTGAAAACGACAATATGCAAATTGTAGCAAGCAATACACAAGTGTTATCGAAAGATGTATTAAATCGTGTAACAGCTTTGGTAAGTAAAACGCCAGAGGTTAACATTGATATTGACGCAATAGCAAATAAAGTAATTGAAAAAATAAATATGAAAGAAAAGGAATCAGAAATCGATGTTGCAGATAGTAAAGTATCAGCAAATGGATTTTCAAGATTCCTTTTTTAATACAAAAAATAGGAGGTCATAAAATGACTATAAATTTATCGGAAACATTCGCAAATGCGAAAAACGAATTTATTAATGCAGTAAACAACGGTGAACCGCAAGAAAGACAAAATGAATTGTACGGTGACATGATTAACCAACTATTTGAAGAAACTAAATTACAAGCAAAAGCAGAAGCTGAAAGAGTTTCTAGTTTACCTAAATCAGCACAATCTTTGAGTGCAAACCAAAGAAGTTTCTTCATGGATATCAATAAAAACGTTAACTATAAAGAAGAAAAACTTTTGCCAGAAGAAACAATTGATAGAATTTTTGAAGATTTGACGACGAATCATCCGTTATTAGCTGATTTAGGTATTAAAAACGCTGGTTTGCGTTTGAAGTTCTTAAAATCTGAAACTTCTGGCGTAGCCGTTTGGGGTAAAATCTATGGTGAAATTAAAGGTCAATTAGATGCTGCGTTCAGTGAAGAAACAGCAATTCAAAATAAATTGACAGCGTTTGTTGTTTTACCAAAAGATTTAAATGATTTTGGTCCTGCGTGGATTGAAAGATTTGTTCGTGTTCAAATCGAAGAAGCATTTGCAGTGGCGCTTGAAACTGCGTTCTTAAAAGGTACTGGTAAAGACCAACCAATCGGCTTAAACCGTCAAGTACAAAAAGGTGTATCGGTAACTGAGGGTGCTTATCCAGAGAAAGAAGAACAAGGTACGCTTACATTTGCTAATCCGCGCGCTACGGTTAATGAATTGATGCAAGTGTTTAAATACCACTCAACTAACGAGAAAGGTAAATCAGTAGCGGTTAAAGGTAATGTAACAATGGTTGTTAATCCGTCCGATGCTTTTGAGGTTCAAGCACAGTATACACATTTAAATGCAAATGGCGTATATGTTACTGCTTTACCATTTAATTTGAATGTTATCGAGTCTACAGTCCAAGAAGCAGGTAAGGTTTTAACGTACGTTAAAGGTTTATATGATGGTTATTTAGCTGGTGGTATTAATGTTCAGAAATTTAAAGAAACACTTGCGTTAGATGATATGGATTTATACACTGCAAAACAATTTGCTTACGGCAAAGCGAAAGATAATAAAGTTGCTGCTGTTTGGAAATTAGATTTAAAAGGACATAAGCCAGCTTTAGAAGGTACCGAAGAAACACTATAAAATTTTATGAGGTGATAAAATGGTGAAATTTAAAGTTGTTAGAGCTTTTAAAGACATAGAGCACAATCAACACAAGTACAAAGTAGGGGAGTTGTATCCAGCTGAAGGGTATAACAATCCTCGTGTTGAATTGTTGACAAATCAAATCAAAAATAAGTACGACAAAGTTTATATCGTACCTTTAGATAAGCTGACAAAACAAGAATTATTAGAACTATGCGAATCATTACAAAAAAAAGCGTCTAGTTCAATGGTTAAAAGTGAAATCGTCGACTTATTGAATGGTGAAGACAATGACGATTGATGATTTGCTTGTCAAATTTAAATCACTTGAAAAGATTGACCATAATTCAGAGGATGAGTACTTAAAGCAGTTGTTAAAAATGTCGTACGAGCGTATAAAAAATCAGTGCGGAGTTTTTGAATTAGAGAATTTAATAGGTCAAGAATTGATACTTATACGCGCTAGATATGCTTATCAAGATTTATTAGAACACTTCAACGATAATTACAGACCTGAAATAATAGATTTTTCGTTATCTCTAATGGAGGTATCAGAAGATGAAGAAAGTGTTTAAAAAACCTAGAATTACAACTAAACGTTTAAATACTCGTGTTCATTTTTATAAGTATACTGAAAATAATGGTCCAGAAGCTGGAGAAAAAGAAGAAAAATTATTATATAGCTGTTGGGCGAGTATTGATGGTGTCTGGTTACGTGAATTAGAACAAGCTATCTCAAACGGAACCCAAAATGACATTAAATTGTATATTCGTGATCCGCAAGGTGATTATTTACCCAGTGAAGAACATTATCTTGAAATTGAATCAAGATATTTCAAAAATCGTTTGAATATAAAGCAAGTATCACCAGATTTGGATAATAAAGACTTTATTATGATTCGTGGAGGATATAGTTCATGAGTGTGAAAGTGATAGGTGATAAAGCATTAGAAAGAGAATTAGAAAAACGTTTTGGCATAAAAGAGATGGTAAAAGTTCAAGATAAGGCGTTAATAGCTGGTGCTAAGGTAATTGTTGAAGAAGTAAAAAAACAACTAAAGCCCTCAAAAGATACGGGAGCATTAATTAATGAGGTAAGTTTTAGTAAACCTGAATGGATAAACGGAAAACGTACAATTACTGTTCATTGGCGAGGTTCTAAAGACCGTTATAAAATCGTACATTTAATTGAATATGGACACGTTCAAAAAGAAACAGGTAAATTTATCAAACCTAAAGCTATGGGCGGTGTTAATAGAGCAATAAGACAAGGGCAAAATAAGTATTTTGAGACGCTAAAAAGGGAGTTGAAAAAATTGTGATTGATATTTTGTACAAAGTTCATGAAGTGATTAGTCAAGACAGAATTATTAGAGAGCACGTAAATATCAATAATATTAAGTTCAATAAATACCCTAATGTAAAAGATACTGATGTACCTTTTATTGTTATTGACGATATCGACGACCCAATACCTACAACTTATACTGACGGAGATGAGTGTGCATATAGTTATATTGTCCAAATAGATGTTTTTGTTAAGTACAATGATGAATATAATGCGAGAATCATAAGAAATAAGATATCTAATCGTATTCAAAAGTTATTATGGTCTGAACTAAAAATGGGAAATGTTTCAAATGGAAAACCGGAATATATAGAAGAATTTAAAACATATAGAAGCTCTCGCGTTTACGAGGGCATTTTTTATAAGGAGGAAAATTAAATGGCAGTAAAACATGCAAGTGCGCCAAAGGCGTATATTAACATTACTGGTTTAGGTTTCGCTAAATTAACGAAAGAAGGCGCGGAATTAAAATATAGTGATATTACAAAAACAAGAGGATTACAAAAAATTGGTGTTGAAACTGGTGGAGAACTAAAAACAGCTTATGCTGATGGCGGTCCAATTGAATCAGGGAATACAGACGGAGAAGGTAAAATCTCATTACAAATGCATGCGTTCCCTAAAGAGATTCGCAAAATTGTTTTTAATGAAGATTATGATGAAGATGGCGTTTACGAAGAGAAACAAGGTAAACAAAACAATTACGTAGCTGTATGGTTCAGACAAGAGCGTAGAGACGGTACATTTAGAACAGTTTTATTACCTAAAGTTATGTTTACAAATCCTAAAATCGATGGAGAAACGGCTGAGAAAGATTGGGATTTCTCAAGTGAAGAGGTTGAAGGTGAGGCACTTTTCCCTTTAGTTGATAATAAAAAGTCTGTACGTAAATATATCTTTGACTCAGCTAACATGACAAATCATGGTGGCGACGGTGAAAAAGGCGAAGAGGCTTTCTTAAAGAAAATTTTAGGCGAAGAATATACTGGAAACGTGACAGAGGATAACGAAGAAACTTTGTAACGAAACCGGCTTCATCGGAAACTGCGGTAAAGTCGGTTAATATACCAGATAGCATTAAAACACTTAAAGTTGGCGACACATACGATTTAAATGTTGTAGTAGAGCCATCTAATCAAAGTAAGTTATTGAAATACACAACAGATCAAACGAATATTGTATCAATCAATAGAGATGGTCAAGTTACTGCGGAAGCACAAGGCATTGCTACGGTTAAAGCAACAGTTGGTAATATGAGTGACACTATAACAATAAATGTAGAAGCATAAGAGGGGGCAACCCCTCTATTTTATTTGAAAATAAGGAGAGTATTATAAAATGGCAAAATTAAAACGTAACATTATTCAATTAGTAGAAGACCCGAAAGCAAATGAAATTAAATTACAAACGTACTTAACACCACACTTCATTTCATTTGAAATTGTATACGAAGCAATGGATTTAATCGATGATATTGAGGACGAAAATAGCACGATGAAACCAAGAGAAATCGCTGACAGATTGATGGATATGGTTGTAAAAATTTACGATAACCAATTCACAGTTAAAGACTTAAAAGAACGTATGCATGCACCTGATGGAATGAATGCACTTCGTGAACAAGTAATTTTCATTACTCAAGGTCAGCAAACTGAGGAAACTAGAAATTTTATCCAGAACATGAAATAAAGCCTGAAGATTTAACATATAAAGCAATGTTGAAAAATATGGATACTCTCATGATGGACTTAATTGAAAATGGTAAAGACGCTAACGAAGTTTTAAAAATGCCATTTCATTATGTACTTTCCATATATCAAAATAAAAACAATGACATTTCTGAAGAAAAAGCAGAGGCTTTAATTGATGCATTTTAACCTTAACCGTTTGGTTAGGGTTATTTTTTTGAACTTTTTTAGAAAGGAGGTAAAAAATGGGAGAAAGAATAAAAGGTTTATCTATAGGTTTGGATTTGGATGCAGCAAATTTAAATAGATCATTTGCAGAAATCAAACGAAACTTTAAAACTTTAAATTCTGACTTAAAGTTAACCGGCAACAACTTCAAATATACCGAAAAATCAACTGATAGTTACCAACAAAGGATTAAAGAACTTGACGGAACTATCATAGGTTATAAGAAAAATGTTGATGATTTAGCCAAGCAATATGACAAGGTATCTCAAGAACAGGGTGAAAACAGTGCAGAAGCTCAAAAATTACGGCAAGAATATAACAAACAAGCAAATGAGCTGAATTATTTAGAAAGAGAATTGCAAAAAACATCGGCTGAGTTTGAAGAGTTCAAAAAAGCCCAAGTTGAAGCTCAAAGAATGGCAGAAAGTGGCTGGGGGAAAACCAGTAAAATTTTTGAAAGTATGGGACCTAAATTAACAAAAATGGGTGATGGTTTAAAATCTATTGGTAAAGGTATGATGATTGGTGTTACCGCACCTGTTTTAGGTATTGCAGCAGCATCAGGAAAAGCTTTTGCAGAAGTTGATAAAGGTTTAGATACAGTTACCCAAGCAACAGGAGCAACCGGCGGAGAGCTTAAGAAGTTGCAGAATTCATTTAAAGATGTTTATGGCAACTTTCCAGCAGATGCTGAGACTGTAGGCGGTGTTTTAGGGGAAGTTAACACAAGGTTAGGTTTCACTGGCAAAGAACTTGAGAGTGCCACAGAGTCATTCTTGAAATTTAGTCACATAACAGGTTCTGAAGGCGTACAAGCCGTTCAATTAATTACGCGTGCAATGGGTGATGCAGGTATTGAAGCTGATGAGTATCAAAGTGTACTTGATATGGTAGCGAAAGCAGCACAGGCTAGCGGTATAAGTGTTGATACATTAGCTGATAGCATTACTAAATACGGTGCTCCAATGAGGGCTATGGGCTTTGAGATGAAAGAATCAATCGCTTTATTCTCTCAATGGGAGAAATCAGGTGTTAATACTGAAATAGCCTTCAGTGGTTTGAAAAAAGCTATATCCAATTGGGGTAAAGCTGGTAAAAATCCAAGAGAAGAATTTAAGAAGACATTAGCAGAAATTGAAAAGACGCCGGATATAGCTAGCGCAACAAGTTTAGCGATTGAAGCATTTGGTGCAAAAGCAGGTCCTGATTTAGCAGATGCTATTAAAGGTGGTCGTTTTAGTTATCAAGAATTTTTAAAAACTATCGAAGATTCCCAAGGCACAGTAAATCAAACGTTTAAAGATTCTGAAAGTGGCTCCGAAAGATTTAAAGTAGCAATGAATAAATTAAAATTAGTAGGTGCTGATGTATGGACTTCTATTGAAAGTGCGTTTGCACCAGTAATGGAAGAATTAATCAAAAAGCTATCTATAGCGGTTGATTGGTTTTCCAATTTAAGTGATGGTTCTAAAAGATCAATTGTTATTTTCGGTGGTATTGCTGCTGCAATTGGTCCTGTAGTTTTTGGATTAGGCGCATTTATAAGTACAATTGGCAATGCAGTAACTGTATTAGCCCCACTATTAGCTGGTATTGCAAAGGTTGATGGATTAATTAGTTTTTTATCGACTAAAGTACCTATATTAGGAACTGTCTTCACGGCTTTAACTGGTCCAATTGGCATTGTATTAGGTGTTTTGGCTGGCTTAGCAGTCGCATTTACAATTGCTTATAAGAAATCTGAAACTTTCAGAAATTTTGTTAATGGTGCAATTGAAAGTGTTAAACAAACATTTAGTAATTTTATTCAATTTATTCAACCTTTCATTGATTCTGTTAAAAACATCTTTAAACAAGCGATATCAGCAATAGTTGATTTTGCTAAAGATATTTGGAGTCAAATTAATGGATTCTTTAATGAAAACGGAATTTCTATTGTTCAAGCGCTTCAAAATATATGCAATTTTATCAAAGCTATATTTGAATTTATTATAAATTTTGTAATTAAACCAATCATGTTCGCGATTTGGCAAGTGATGCAATTTATTTGGCCGGCGGTTAAAGCTTTAATTGTCAGTACTTGGGAGAATATAAAAGGTGTGATACAAGGAGCTTTAAATATCATACTAGGTTTAATTAAGTTCTTCTCAAGTTTATTTACTGGAGATTGGCGAGGAGTTTGGGATGCGATTGTTATGATTCTTAAAGGAGTCGTTCAATTAATATGGAATTTAATTCAATTATGGTTTGTAGGCAAAATACTTGGCGTTGTTAGGTACTTTGGCGGATTGCTAAAAGGATTAATAGCAGGTATTTGGGACGTAATAAAAAGTATATTCAGTAAATCTTTATCAGCAATTTGGAATGCGACAAAAAGTATTTTTGGATTCTTATTTAATAGTGTCAAATCAATTTTCACGAATATGAAAAATTGGTTATCTAATACTTGGAGTAGTATCCGTACGAATACGATAGGAAAAGCGCAGTCATTATTTAGTGGCGTCAAATCAAAATTTACTAATTTATGGAATGCGACGAAAGAAATTTTTAGTAATTTAAGAAATTGGATGTCAAATATTTGGAATTCCATTAAAGATAATACGGTAGGAATTGCTAGCCGTTTATGGAGTAAGGTACGTGGAATTTTTACAAATATGCGTGACGGCTTACAAAGTATTATCAGCAAAATTAAAAGTCATATCGGCGGTATGGTAGATGCTATTAAAAAAGGACTTAATAAATTAATCGACGGTTTAAACTGGGTCGGTGGTAAGTTGGGCATGGATAAAATACCTAAGTTACATACTGGTACAGAGCACACACATACTACTACAAGATTAGTTAAGAACGGTAAGATTGCACGTGACACATTCGCTACAGTTGGAGATAAGGGACGCGGAAATGGTCCAAATGGTTTTAGAAACGAAATGATTGAATTCCCTAATGGTAAACGTGTAATCACACCAAATACAGATACTACTGCTTATTTACCTAAAGGCTCAAAAGTATATAACGGTGCACAAACTTATTCAATGTTAAACGGAACTCTTCCAAGATTTAGTTTAGGTACTATGTGGAAAGATATTAAGTCCGGTGCATCATCAGCATTTAACTGGACAAAAGATCAAATAGGTAAAGGTACCAAATGGCTTGGCGATAAAGTTGGCGATGTTTTAGATTTTATTGAACATCCAGGAAAACTTTTAAATTATATACTTGAAGCTTTTGGAATTGATTTCAATTCTTTAACTAAAGGAATGGGAATTGCAGGCGACATAACAAAAGCTGCATGGTCTAAGATTAAGAAAAGTGCTACTGATTGGATAAAAGAAAATTTAGAAGCTATGGGCGGTGGCGATTTAGTCGGCGGAATATTAGACCCTGACAAAATTAATTATCATTATGGACGTACCGCAGCTTATACCGCTGCAACTGGAAGACCATTTCATGAAGGTGTCGATTTTCCATTTGTATATCAAGAAGTTAGAACGCCTATGGGTGGTAGACTTACAAGAATGCCGTTTATGTCTGGTGGTTATGGTAACTATGTAAAAATTACTAGTGGCGTTATCGATATGCTATTTGCGCATTTGAAAAACTTTAGCAAATCACCACCTAGTGGCACGATGGTAAAGCCCGGCGATGTTGTTGGTTTAACTGGTAATACCGGATTTAGTACAGGACCACACTTACATTTTGAAATGAGGAGAAACGGACGCCATTTTGACCCTGAACCATATTTAAGAAATGCAAAGAAAAAAGGTAGGTTATCAATTGGTGGCGGTGATGCTACTTCTGGAAGTGGTGCAACTTATGCCAGCCGAGTAATCCGACAAGCGCAAAGTATTTTAGGAGGACGTTATAAAGGTAAGTGGATTCATGACCAGATGATGCGAGTTGCAAAGCGTGAAAGCAACTATCAATCAAATGCAGTGAATAATTGGGATATTAATGCTCAAAGAGGAGACCCGTCTAGAGGATTATTCCAAATTATCGGCTCAACTTTTAGAGCTAACGCTAAACGAGGGTACACTAATTATAATAATCCAGTACATCAAGGTATCTCAGCAATGCAGTACATTGTTAGACGATATGGTTGGGGTGGTTTTAAACGTGCTGGTGATTACGCATATGCTACAGGTGGAAAAGTTTTTGATGGTTGGTATAACTTAGGTGAAGACGGTCATCCAGAATGGATTATTCCAACAGATCCAGCTCGTAGAAATGATGCAATGAAGATTTTGCATTATGCAGCAGCAGAAGTAAGAGGGAAAAAAGCGAGTAAAAATAAGCGTCCTAGCCAATTATCAGACTTAAACGGGTTTGATGATCCTAGCTTATTATTGAAAATGATTGAACAACAGCAACAACAAATAGCTTTATTACTGAAAATAGCACAATCTAACGATGTGATTGCAGATAAAGATTATCAGCCGATTATTGACGAATACGCTTTTGATAAAAAGGTGAACGCGTCTATAGAAAAGCGAGAAAGGCAAGAATCAACAAAAGTAAAGTTTAGAAAAGGAGGAATTGCTATTCAATGATAGACACTATTAAAGTGAACAACAAAACAATTCCTTGGTTGTATGTCGAAAGAGGGTTTGAAATACCCTCTTTTAATTATGTTTTAAAAACAGAAAATGTAGATGGACGTTCGGGGTCTATATATAAAGGGCGTAGGCTTGAATCTTATAGTTTTGATATACCTTTGGTGGTACGTAATGACTATTTATCTCACAACGGCATTAAAACACATGATGACGTCTTGAATGAATTAGTAAAGTTTTTTAACTACGAGGAACAAGTTAAATTACAATTCAAATCTAAAGATTGGTACTGGAACGCTTATTTCGAAGGACCAATAAAGCTGCACAAAGAATTTACAATACCTGTTAAGTTCACTATCAAAGTAGTACTAACAGACCCTTACAAATATTCAGTAACAGGAAATAAAAATACTGCGATTTCAGACCAAGTTTCAGTTGTAAATAGTGGGACTGCTGACACTCCTTTAATTGTTGAAGCCCGAGCAATTAAACCATCTAGTTACTTTATGATTACTAAAAATGATGAAGATTATTTTATGGTTGGTGATGATGAGGTAACCAAAGAAGTTAAGGATTACATGCCTCCTGTTTATCATAGTGAGTTTCGTGATTTCAAAGGTTGGACTAAGATGATTACTGAAGATATTCCAAGTAATGACTTAGGTGGTAAGGTCGGCGGTGACTTTGTGATATCCAATCTTGGCGAAGGATATAAAGCAACTAATTTTCCTGATGCAAAAGGTTGGGTTGGTGCTGGCACGAAACGAGGGCTCCCTAAAGCGATGACAGATTTTCAAATTACCTATAAATGTATTGTTGAACAAAAAGGTAAAGGTGCCGGAAGAACAGCACAACATATTTATGATAGTGATGGTAAGTTACTTGCTTCTATTGGTTATGAAAATAAATATCATGATAGAAAAATAGGACATATTGTTGTTACGTTGTATAACCAAAAAGGAGACCCCAAAAAGATATACGACTATCAGAATAAACCGATAATGTATAACTTGGACAGAATCGTTGTTTATATGCGGCTCAGAAGAGTAGGTAATAAATTTTCTATTAAAACTTGGAAATTTGATCACATTAAAGACCCAGATAGACGTAAACCTATTGATATGGATGAGAAAGAGTGGATAGATGGCGGTAAGTTTTATCAGCGTCCAGCTTCTATCATAGCTATCTATAGTGCGAAGTATAACGGTTATAAGTGGATGGAGATGAATGGATTAGGTTCATTCAATACGGAGATTCTACCGAAACCGAAAGGCGCAAGGGATGTCATTATACAAAAAGGTGATTTAGTGAAAATAGATATGCAAGCAAAAAGTGTTGTCATCAATGAGGAACCAATGTTGAGCGAGAAATCGTTTGGAAGTAATTATTTCAATGTTGATTCTGGGTACAGTGAATTAATCATACAACCTGAAAACGTCTTTGATACGACGGTTAAATGGCAAGATAGATATTTATAGAAAGGAGATGAGAGTGTGATACATGTTTTAGATTTTAACGACAAGATTATAGATTTCCTTTCTACTGATGACCCTTCCTTAGTTAGAGCGATTCATAAACGTAATGTTAATGACAATTCAGAAATGCTTGAACTGCTCATATCATCAGAAAGAGCTGAAAAGTTCCGTGAACGACATCGTGTTATTATAAGGGATTCAAACAAACAATGGCGTGAATTTATTATTAACTGGGTTCAAGATACGATGGACGGCTACACAGAGATAGAATGTATAGCGTCTTATCTTGCTGATATAACAACAGCTAAACCGTATGCACCAGGAAAATTTGAGAAAAAGACAACTTCAGAAGCATTGAAAGATGTGTTGAGCGATACAGGTTGGGAAGTTTCTGAACAAACCGAATACGATGGCTTACGTACTACGTCATGGACTTCTTATCAAACTAGATATGAAGTTTTAAAGCAATTATGTACAACCTATAAAATGGTTTTAGATTTTTATATTGAGCTTAGCTCTAATACCGTCAAAGGTAGATATGTAGTACTCAAAAAGAAAAACAGCTTATTCAAAGGTAAAGAAATTGAATATGGTAAAGATTTAGTCGGGTTAACTAGGAAGATTGATATGTCAGAAATCAAAACAGCATTAATTGCTGTGGGACCTGAAAATGACAAAGGGAAGCGTTTAGAGCTAGTTGTGACAGATGACGAAGCGCAAAGTCAATTCAACCTACCTATGCGCTATATTTGGGGGATATATGAACCACAATCAGATGATCAAAATATGAATGAAACACGATTAAGTTCTTTAGCCAAAACAGAGTTAAATAAACGTAAGTCGGCAGTTATGTCATATGAGATTACTTCTACTGATTTGGAAGTTACGTATCCGCACGAGATTATATCAATTGGCGATACAGTCAGAGTAAAACATAGAGATTTTAACCCGCCATTGTATGTAGAGGCAGAAGTTATTGCTGAAGAATATAACATAATTTCAGAAAATAGCACATATACATTCGGTCAACCTAAAGAGTTCAAAGAATCAGAATTACGAGAAGAGTTTAACAAGCGATTAAACCTAATACACCAAAAATTAAACGACAATATTAGCAATATCAATACTATAGTAAAAGATGTTGTAGATGGTGAATTAGAATACTTTGAACGCAAAATTCATAAAAGTGATACACCGCCAGAAAATCCAGTCAATGATACGCTTTGGTATGATACAAGTAACCCTGATGTTGCTGTCTTGCGTAGATATTGGAATGGTCGATGGATTGAAGCAACACCAAATGATGTTGAAAAATTAGGTGGTATAACAAGAGAGAAAGCGCTATTCAGTGAATTAAACAATATTTTTATTAATTTATCTATACAACACGCTAGTCTTTTGTCAGAAGCTACAGAATTACTGAATAGCGAGTACTTAGTAGATAATGATTTGAAAGCGGACTTACAAGCAAGTTTAGACGCTGTGATTGATGTTTATAATCAAATTAAAAATAATTTAGAATCTATGACACCCGAAACTGCAACGATTGGTCGGTTGGTAGATACAAAAACTTTATTTCTTGAGTATAGAAAGAAATTACAAGATGTTTATACAGATGTAGAAGATGTCAAAATCGCCATTTCAGATAGATTTAAATTATTACAGTCACAATACACTGATGAAAAATATAAAGAAGCGTTGGAAATAATAGCAACAAAATTTGGTTTAACGGTGAATGAAGATTTGCAGTTAGTCGGAGAACCTAATGTTGTTAAATCAGCTATTGAAGCAGCTAGAGAATCCACAAAAGAACAATTACGTGACTATGTAAAAACATCGGACTATAAAACAGACAAAGACGGTATTGTTGAACGTTTAGATACTGCTGAAGCTGAGAGAACGACTTTAAAAGGTGAAATCAAAGATAAAGTTACGTTAAACGAATATCAAAACGGATTGGAAGAACAAAAACAATATACTGATGACCAGTTAAGTGATTTGTCCAATAATCCTGAGATTAAAGCAAGTATTGAACAAGCAAATCAAGAAGCGCAAGAAGCTTTAAAATCATACATTGATGCTCAAGATAATCTTAAAGAGAAGGAATCGCAAGCGTATGCTGATGGTAAAATTTCGGAAGAAGAGCAACGCGCTATACAAGATGCTCAAGCTAAACTTGAAGAGGCAAAACAAAACGCAGAACTAAAGGCTAGAAACGCTGAAAAGAAAGCTAATGCTTATACAGACAACAAGGTCAAAGAAAGCACAGATGCACAGAGGAGAACACTGACTCGCTATGGTTCTCAAATTATACAAAATGGTAAGGAAATCAAATTAAGAACTACTAAAGAAGAGTTTAATGCAACCAATCGTACACTTTCAAATATATTAAACGAGATTGTCCAAAACGTTACAGATGGAACAACAATCAGATATGATGATAACGGAGTGGCTCAAGCTTTAAATGTGGGGCCACGTGGTATTAGATTAAATGCTGATAAAATTGATATTAACGGTAATAGAGAAATAAACCTTCTTATCCAAAATATGCGAGATAAAGTAGATAAAACCGATATTGTCAACAGCCTTAATTTATCAAGAGAGGGTCTTGATATCAATGTTAATAGAATTGGAATTAAAGGCGGTAACAATAACAGATATGTTCAAATACAGAATGATTCTATTGAACTAGGTGGTATTGTGCAACGAACTTGGAAAGGCAAACGATCAACCGATGATATATTCACACGTCTTAAAGATGGATATCTAAGGTTTAGAAATAATACCGCAGGCGGTTCACTTTATATGTCACATTTTGGTATTTCAACATATATTGATGGAGAAGGCGAAGACGGAGGTTCATCCGGTACTATTCAATGGTGGGATAAAACTTACAGTGATAGCGGTATGAATGGCATAACAATCAATTCCTATGGTGGTGTCGTTGCACTAACGTCAGATAATAATCGGGTTGTTCTGGAGTCTTACGCTTCATCGAATATCAAAAGCAAACAGGCACCGGTGTATTTATATCCAAACACAGACAAAGTGCCTGGATTAAACCGATTTGCATTCACGCTGTCTAATGCAGATAATGCTTATTCGAGTGACGGTTATATTATGTTTGGTTCTGATGAGAACTATGATTACGGTGCGGGTATCAGGTTTTCTAAAGAAAGAAATAAAGGTCTTGTTCAAATTGTTAATGGACGATATGCAACAGGTGGAGATACAACAATCGAAGCAGGGTATGGCAAATTTAATATGCTGAAACGACGTGATGGTAATAGGTATATTCATATACAGAGTACAGACCTACTGTCTGTAGGTTCAGATGATGCAGGAGATAGGATAGCTTCTAACTCAATTTATAGACGTACTTATTCGGCCGCAGCTAATTTGCATATTACTTCTGCTGGCACAATTGGGCGTTCGACATCAGCGCGTAAATACAAGTTATCTATCGAAAATCAATATAACGATAGAGATGAACAACTGGAACATTCAAAAGCTATTCTTAACTTACCTATTAGAACGTGGTTTGATAAAGCTGAGTCTGAAATTTTAGCTAGAGAGCTGAGAGAAGATAGAAAATTATCGGAAGACACCTATAAACTTGATAGATACGTAGGTTTGATTGCTGAAGAGGTGGAGAATTTAGGATTAAAAGAGTTTGTCACGTATGATGACAAAGGAGAAATTGAAGGTATAGCGTATGATCGTCTATGGATTCATCTTATCCCTGTTATCAAAGAACAACAACTAAGAATCAAGAAATTGGAGGAGTCAAAGAATGCAGGATAACAAACAAGGATTACAAGCTAATCCTGAATATACAATTCATTATTTATCACAGGAAATTATGAGGTTAACACAAGAAAACGCGATGTTAAAAGCGTATATACAAGAAAATAAAGAAAATCAACAATGTGCTGAGGAAGAGTAATCCTTAGCACTATTTTTATACAAAAATTTAAGGAGGTCATTTAATTATGGCAAAAGAAATTATCAACAATACAGAAAGGTTTATTTTAGTACAAATCGACAAAGAAGGTACAGAACGTGTAGTATATCAAGATTTCACAGGAAGTTTTACAACTTCTGAAATGGTTAACCATGCTCAAGATTTTAAATCTGAAGAAAACGCTAAGAAAATTGCGGAGACGTTAAATTTGTTATATCAATTAACTAACAAAAAACAACGTGTGAAAGTAGTTAAAGAAGTAGTTGAAAGATCAGATTTATCTCCAGAGGTAACAGTTAACACTGAAACAGTATGAAAAGCTATGAGTTAGATACTCATAATCTTTATTCTTTTAGAAAGCGGGTGTACTGAATTGGGGTGGTTCAAAAAACACGAACATGAATGGCGCATCAGAAGGTTAGAAGAGAATGATAAAACAATGCTCAGCACACTCAACGAAATTAAATTAGGTCAAAAAACCCAAGAGCAAGTTAACATTAAATTAGATAAAACCTTAGATGCTATTCAAAAAGAAAGAGAAATAGATGAAAAGAATAAGAAAGAAAATGATAAGAACATACGTGATATGAAAATGTGGGTGCTTGGTTTAGTTGGGACAATATTTGGGTCGCTAATTATAGCATTATTGCGTATGCTTATGGGCATATAAGAGAGGTGAATAAAATGTTTAAACTAATCTTTGGTTATAGTTTCTGGACATGTTTTTGGTTCGGTAAATGTAAATAAGTTTTAGTCAGTGCTTCGGTACTGACTTTTTATTTATTGTTGTAATTATGGTAACATGCAGAAGTGAGCAAGTTGGATAGATGGTGGCTATCTGAGTATAAGGAGGTGGTGCCTATGGTGGCATTACTGAAATCTTTAGAAAGGAGACGCCTAATGATTACAATTAGTACCATGTTGCAGTTTGGTTTATTCCTTATTGCATTGATAGGTCTAGTAATCAAGCTTATTGAATTAAGCAATAAAAAATAACCATCGCTAACTTTGGCTGGTTTCGATGGTTAAATGGTTATTAATTTAATCTTTAATCTAAAATAGCCACCGTCTTTTTAACGGGCTCATTAGGGTAACATGTTTGCGCATGTTGCCCTTTTTCTATATATAAATTAACACACCATAATATAAATATCAAATAGACGGCTTATTAGTCGTCTTTTTATTTTGGGTAAAAGGAGATAAGAATATGATTAATTGGAAAATTAGAATGAAACAAAAATCATTTTGGGTAGCGATATTGTCAGCTATCTTTTTATTTGCTCAAAACATCGCAAAAGCTATTGGGTATGATATCCAAGTTTATACAGAGCAATTAACAGACGGTTTAAACGCTATATTAGGATTTTTAGTATTAACTGGTGTGATTCAAGACCCGACTACTAAAGGTATAGGTGATAGCCACCAAGCTTTAGAATATGAAGAACCAAGAAGAAAATACTAGGAGGTAAAATAATGAAAACATACAGTGAAGCAAGAGCAAGGTTACGTTGGTATCAAGGTAGATATATTGATTTTGACGGTTGGTATGGTTACCAATGTGCAGATTTAGCAGTTGATTACATTTATTGGTTGTTAGAAATTAGAATGTGGGGAAATGCAAAAGATGCAATCAATAACGATTTTAAAAACATGGCAACAGTACATGAAAACACACCATCGTTTGTTCCACAAATAGGTGATGTGGCTGTATTTACCAAAGGAATATATAAACAATACGGTCATATTGGTTTAGTGTTTAATGGTGGTAATACAAACCAATTTTTAATTTTGGAACAGAACTATGACGGTAACGCAAATACGCCTGCAAAGTTACGTTGGGATAATTATTACGGCTGTACTCACTTTATTAGACCTAAGTATAAAAGTGAGGGCTTAATGAATAAGATCACAAATAAAGTTAAACCACCTGCTCAAAAAGCAGTCGGTAAATCTGCAAGTAAAATAACAGTTGGAAGTAAAGCGCCTTATAACCTTAAATGGTCAAAAGGTGCTTATTTTAATGCGAAAATCGACGGCTTAGGTGCTACTTCAGCCACTAGATACGGTGATAATCGTACTAACTATAGATTCGATGTTGGACAGGCTGTATACGCGCCTGGAACATTAATATATGTGTTTGAAATTATAGATGGTTGGTGTCGCATTTATTGGAACAATCATAATGAGTGGATATGGCATGAGAGATTGATTGTGAAAGAAGTGTTTTAATTCTTAGGTTAAAATGTTAAATATTTGTTAATTATTTTTTAATGTAATTTTAGTTTCTTTTAATATTTTATTGATTTTTAATATTTTCTCAATATAAAATGAAGTTGTTGATATTTATCATCTTAAATAAGGGTGTTAGCTATAAAAAGAGATAAATAAAAACAAATATATTATATTTGGAGGAAGCGCCATGCTCAAAAGAGGTTTATTATTTTTAACTGTTTTATTGTTATTATTCTCATTTTCTTCAATTACTAATGAGGTAAGTGCATCAAGTTCATTCGACAAAGGAAAATATAAAAAAGGCGATGACGCGAGTTATTTTGAACCAACAGGCCCGTATTTGATGGTAAATGTGACTGGAGTTGATGGTAAAGGAAATGAATTGCTATCCCCTCATTATGTCGAGTTTCCTATTAAACCTGGGACTACACTTACAAAAGAAAAAATTGAATACTATGTCGAATGGGCATTAGATGCGACAGCATATAAAGAGTTTAGAGTAGTTGAATTAGATCCAAGCGCAAAGATCGAAGTCACTTATTATGATAAGAATAAGAAAAAAGAAGAAACGAAGTCTTTCCCTATAACAGAAAAAGGTTTTGTTGTCCCAGATTTATCAGAGCATATTAAAAACCCTGGATTCAACTTAATTACAAAGGTTATTATAGAAAAGAAATAAAACAAAATAGTTGTTTATTATAGAAAGCAATGTCTTGATTGAATATGTGTAGTGAAAATTATCTTTCATCAAATTCTCATTCATGCACGAATGGTTCTTCCCCACCTAATCAGATATTAGGTGACTTATGGGGAGAAATCAGTTAGGATGAAAAAGTGGATAATCCTTTTTTAGGCAGGTACTTCGGTACTTGCCTATTTTTTTATGTTATAATCTTTCTAGACGTATTCAAGGGACGTCTTTTTAGATTGTATGTTATAGCTAGCTTTCGGGCTAGTTTTTTGTTATGATGTGTTACACATGCATCAACTATTTACATCTATCCTTGTTCACCCAAGCATGTCACTGGGTGTTTTTTCTTATGATAGAGAGCATAGTTTTCATACTACTCCCTCGTAGTATATATGACTTTAGCATTCCCGTATAATAGTTTACGGGGTGCTTTTTATGTTATAATTAACTGTATATAGTAGGAGTGAACTATATAGCCTGTTAAGTGGCCTAGTAACCTAACACTTATCCTGCAATTGATATCCTTTTTGCCCTTCACTCGATACATATATCTCAACAACATAGAAATATTACAGTCGCTACACCGCATCTTAAATGGTGTGGTTATTTTTATTGGAAGTGTGTATCAGGTATCAGTAATGTTAAAACACCAGCTAAAAATGAAAAGAATTCACCAGTGCCAGCAGGTTATACACTCGATAAAAACAATGTACCGTATAAAAAAGAGACTGGTTATTACACAGTTGCCAATGTTAAAGGTAATAACGTGAGGGATGGCTATTCAACTAATTCAAGAATTACAGGTGTATTACCCAATAACGCAACTATCAAATATGACGGCGCATATTGCATTAATGGCTATAGATGGATTACTTATATTGCTAATAGTGGACAACGTCGTTATATAGCGACAGGAGAGGTAGACAAGGCAGGTAATAGAATAAGCAGTTTTGGTAAGTTTAGTGCAGTTTGATAATTAGATATATAAGGGTTTGGCAAGTTATGAAATGTCTGCCAAACCTTTATATAAAAAAGAAATATCTACCTTTTAATTTATGTAACTACTATTAGTATGCATATTCATTAGTTTTTCCAGGACCATTAATTACATAAGATGATTTAGACTCTCCTTTTTTAAAGAAGTATGTTTTATACATTTTACCTAGTAACTCAACATTTTTTCTATCTTCAGCAAGTGTTGTATTCAGATATACTGTATAGTAACCTTTATTTTCAGTTAAAATAACCATTTTTTCAAATTGAGCAGAATTTTTTGTGCCTTTCTTTAAATAATTTCTCAAACGTTCATCTAATTTTCCTAGCGTTGTAGGAAGACCACTATTTTTAAATGATTCTTTATAAGCTTTTTCTTTCTCTAACATTTTCTTATTTGATTCTATTTCTTCATTTGTAGGAAACGGTTCAAAAGTAAAAGCTTTCGCTGAATGATGGTGTGTACTGATTCCTGCCGTTAAAAAACTTAATGCTAAAACTGTTGTTGCTAATTTCTTTTTCATAATGATGTTAATTCTCCTTAAATTCTATATTTAAATTTATAGTTAGTTTTGCGAAATTCCTAAAATGAGTTTAATCTAATCGACGAAATATATTAATTAACTTGAAATTAATAAAAGATTAATTATTTTTAACTAAAAATTAAAATTCAATTAGTGTTTTGATGAATTTGGTCTCGATAAATTGAAATAATCTAAAAAACGCTATAATTTTTCTATTAATAGTAATTAATATGTGCTATATTTATCTTAGACACAGCAATGTGTTCAAATTTTCATCTATTCATAAGCTAGCCTTCGGGCTAGTTTTTTTTTGCTATATATTTGTTTTAATTAAATAAAATTAGATAATGCAATAGTAGCCATTTTATGTTAATATTACCTTGGGCGTTTTCAAGGAGCGCCTTTCATTTTTTATGTATTGCTCCCCTTCGGGCTAGTATATTAAATTTATTTTTGCGCTTTCCAAATCAATGTATATGTGTTATATTGTTTATGGGAAGTAGGTAAGCATTTCGGTGCTTACCTTTTTTTGTTTTTCTATAAATACAATAAGGTATGTCAATTTGATAATTTATTAATTTTCATTTAATAAGAAGATCTATATAGTTAATGAATAATTAATGTACTTTTTTTTAGTTAGTCATTAAAATAAATTAGTACTAATTACTAAGGAGAATAAAAAATGAAAATTAGAAAATCTATACTTGCGGGAACTTTAGCAATCGTTTTAGCATCACCACTAGTAACTAATCTAGATAAAAATGAGGCACAAGCTAGCACAAGCTTGCCAACATCGAATGAATATCAAAACGAAAAGTTAGCTAATGAATTAAAATCGTTATTAGATGAACTAAATGTTAATGAATTAGCTACTGGAAGTTTAAACACTTATTATAAGCGAACTATAAAAATTTCAGGTCTAAAAGCAATGTATGCTCTTAAGTCAAAAGACTTTAAGAAAATGTCAGAAGCAAAATATCAACTTCAAAAGATTTATAACGAAATTGACGAAGCACTAAAAAGTAAATATTAAAAAAACCACCCTTTTACGGGTGGTTTTAATTTTCTAGATAATATAAAAGTGTTCATAAATAAAACAGTATAGGCAAACAATAAAGTATTGAAAAAAGTAAGTTTAATATGAAAATTGTTAAATGAACGACATCTTTTGTTTTTATAAATATCAAGAAAATAATCAAACTCAAAATAAATAACGTAACTGTAGTCATAGGCGTCCATACATAATCAGCATTAGTCATTAAGAATGGTGCAGCCATTATGAAAAAATTTATAATGCAGATGAAATAGACAATTAGACTATAAATTAGATAAATAACAATACACACCCTTCATAAATAAATAATTTAAATCCTATATATTTTAACAAAAGTAACACACAGAAGTGTAGAAAATAAAAAATATTGGTAAATAAAATCAATAAGTTTAACCAATATGTTGCTCGCTTCATACCGTATATTGCAACAAAAATTCCGATTAAGAAAAATATAGCCCCTATGATAAAACAGAAATCCGATGCTGAATTATTAAAAAATGAGGTGTTTAGAGTTAGAAAATGAGTTAATGAGTTGACTATAACTAATAAGATATTAATTATATTTGTATGGTTCTTCACATGATACCTCCAAGTAAAAAAATCTAATTAATAAAGTGAATGCTTGATGAACAAGCAGTTATTCCAAACAGAATCAATAAGAAAAGTAGAATCAACATGCTAATGCCCCATAAACAACCCTTTTCACTTTCTCTATTATTAATTTCTTGACTTCTTTTAAAGATATTATTACTTTTACATTCTTTAGTTGTTTTAAATTTCACGTTTTTATTACTTCCTTTTGTCTAAAAGTTTACAATGAATTTTTGATTATAATAATATATTCAAAATAGTACTATCTAGTTTGATATGTCAAGCAATATTATTATAAAATTGGAATTCTGAGTTGTCTACTCTAATTTATTATATTTACCTATAAAAATACACCTCAAAAAATAGATTTTTCAGTCTAGCTTTTGGGGTGTACATTCCACACAAATATGTGATTATTTTGATGTTTCTATTAAACTTGTAATTTTAAATTTAAAGTCCCTAAAAAGTCCCTAAAATTTTATTTTATATGAGGTATTATTGATAATGATAAAGTTATAAACCTTGATATTATGCTGTTTTACTTTTTGAATGATAAGTAATTTTATGTTAAAAGTCTCCAGAAAGGGAAAAGTGCATTATTCGAAGACAGGTGCTCATATAGTACCTTATATTGATAAGTAGGTGAAAAGTATTGAGAATTGAAGATGCATATCGTAAAGATGTTATTATCACGCTTTTGAATAATGAAGAATACGAAGGGTTTGTAACTGACTATGAAAATGAATTCGAGAGCGAAACAGGAAATCTTGTTGTAGATATACAGACTGATTTTGCTGTTTATTCGTTTGATGAAACTGAGATAAAAAGTATTAGATTATTAAAATAATTACAAAATAGCATCCTTTCTACAAAAAGCTAAAAAAGAAATGCTTGAAATGATAAGTAATGGTAAAATGACGATGAAATTGAATAATGTTAAGCAAAAGCGTCATATTTTATGCACAAATGAATATAATAATAAGAAAAATAATTCATCTTTATTACCAAGTTATACTATAATAGATTCTAATGAAAGTGAAAAGATGACTAAAAAAGAATTTATTGATATTCCAGTTTTGTTTGATGATGAAGGGAATTTTAGAATAAAACAAGTTATAGATTATAAAAAGATAATAGGTAAATCTTATGTGAATGGTAAATATATTGAAACGAAATTAGGTAAGGTTCATTATTCTAAAACTGGTTTTCATGTAGTTCCGTATATTAAAAAGGAGTGATTAAATATGAATTTACAGTCATACATAGGCAAATTAGTCAAATTAACGCTTACTAATAATAAAATATTAATTGGAAAAGTGATAGACTTTGATGATAAAGTTGATAATTTTGATGGTTATAATTCGATAGAAATTGATACAGGTAGAATTACATATGATATATCAGAAAATAAAATTAAAACTATTGTTTTACAATAA